TATAAAAAAATAAAAAATTTTTTATTTTTTTATAATATTAAATTAAATTTTCATATAATTCTTTAAAACTTGTATAATCTTCAATAGTATATAATTTATAATTTTTTATTGTATTAATTAAATTTTTTATTGTATTAATATAATTTTGTAAATATATAAGGTTTTCATCTATTGATTCTTTTATAAGCTTTTTACTAGTTAATTCTTTTTCAGATTTATCTTTTTTCTTTTTTACAGATTTTTCTTTTTTTTCCTTTACAGGGTTTTCACTAGTTGATGTTTTTTCATCTTTTGTTTTTTTTACAAGATTTTCATCGATTGATGTTTTTTTAGATTTTTCTTTTGTTTCTTTTATAGGGTTTTCATCAGTTGATTCTTTTATAGATTTTTCTATTTTTTTTTTAGCTGATTTTTCTTTTGTTTCTTTTCCAAGGTTTTCATTAGTTGAATCTTTTATAGATTTTTTTTTTGTTTCTTTTACAAGGTTTTTATCAGTTGAATCTTTTATAGATTTTTCTTTTGTTTCTTTTACAAGGTTTTTATCAGTTGATTCTTTTATAGATTTTTCTTTTACAGGATTTTTTCCTATTTTTTCTTTTATAGGCTTTTCTTTAACATTTTTTGTTATTTGATACTTATTAATAAATTCATTAAAAATACTACTAGCATTTTTATCAACTAATTCTAAAAATTGAATAGCAGGATTCATTATTTGATTTGTTAAATAGAAGAGATAATCAATCTTCAGATTATGTTCTTTAATATATTCAGGAGTTTCTATAATATCTCCTTGAAGTAATTGTCCTGGTTTATTTATTGAATCAATTTTAATCACTGCAAATTCAATTCTATCTCCAGATTGGGGTGTATTTCCAGGATCACGTTTAGTAATTTTATCTGCTAAATAGATATGTGCTATTTTCGTCCAATCCTTATAGGATTCTTTTAATTTTAATGTACGACTTTGTAAAAAATATTTAATATCATATTTATCATCAAACATATCTTGTAAACATTCTTTTGTATATTTTTTTGCTTGTTCAGGATCTTTCAAATTTATCAAACAATTAATAATTCCACTACAAATTTCTTTAACAATGGGTGCATTATCTCGTCGTTTTAAAACTATACCCATAAAATCTTGTTTATAATTATTTACATCAAATTCATATTTATTTCCTACATATTTTTTTTTGGTTAATATAGCAAAGGGCCAAAATGTTTTTTCATATTCACAATCATGCGGGTAGAATAATTTACTTTTAATTAATTCTCCTGATAATTTACCAAGTTGAATTGTATATTCTAATGATCTTTCATCTATAATTGCATTACCTCCTTCATAAATATCTATGTATAATTCTCTAATTATATTATTATTATGGTCTGATGTAAATATCCATCGAGGTTGTACCCAATAATAAATATAATTTACTTTATCCATATCTGACATGTCTAAATATCTCATATATTTTTTAATAAAATTTTCAATAGTTTGATAATGTTTTTGAATATCAGCATTAAAAAATAATCCTATATCTTTTTCTATATATGTTTCTATAATTTGTTGTAAATTTTTTTTTCCATTGCTTTTATTATATTTTTCAATAAAAGATTTACTTTGAGAAAATAATATTGATTCATTTGATATAAAATTAATATTTTTATATTTTAATAAATTTTTATATAATAATTCAGATAATGTATATATATCTAAATTATTGTTATCTTTGATATATTTTTTTATAAAAAATATAATATTCTCAAAAGATTCTCGAAATTCTGAAGAATTTTTAATTTCTTTTGTTATATTTTTTTTATCATAATCTTGAATAATATTTTTTAAATAATTATTTATATTTTTTTGTATTTCCTTATTATCTTCACTATAAATCCATTTATCTTTTAATGTTTTTTGTAATAAGGTTTTATTTATTAAAAATAATTTATCATAATCTAATTTTATTTCATCTTTAAAGCTAAAATCATTTTTTAATTTTTGAGTAAAACTATGAATAATTTTATCAGATGGAACAAAATATGAATTATTTTTAAATATATCAATTAACGCATTTAAAATTGGTTGACATATTTTTTTTTTTCGATTTTCATATAAATTTTCACATGTTAAATTGATTTTTTCTAATAAATGGTTAGCCCATTGAATTACTTTTATATCAAATGCAGATGTATTATCTTTTTCAACTAATTCACATAATAACCATAACCAAGGTAAATAACTTTCTTCCATATATTCTTTAATAAATATTTTTAATTTTTGTTCTAAGGGTAATTCATTTAAATACAAATATTCTGTAGACATAAAATCAGATTTATGTTGTCTGGTACTATTTAATGAATGATATTCTATTTCTGGTTTTTGTGGTAATTTTAAACTATCTAGATTATCGGTATTATAATATTCATTAAATATTTTTGTAAATAAGCATCGTTCATGATAAGGAATAAATGGTGCTAATAATGTATGTCCAAATTTAATTATTTTTTTCCATAAAATTAAAGCATCATCAAAGTTTATAATTTTTGTATTATCTCTAAATCTATAACAACTAAATATAGAATCTGTATTATGAACAATTAATGATCCAACTCCTGCATGAAAATGATGATTTTCTGTTGTTAAATCATATACATATTCTTCTGGTTCGTTATATAATTCAATTTTACGTAAATCGAATTTTGTTTCTTTTGTTATACATAATATATAATAATTTTCATTAAAATTTACTTCAACATGTTTTCCTAATTTTTTTATATTATAATAATAAGTTAATGCATCTACTGCACATTTTGTTTTATACGGAATTGGATTATTTATCTCATTATATCCATCTAGATCTTCAAGTCTTGTTTTGGGATGTAGAATAGGAAAACTATGTAATAATATATCATCAAATTTAATTTCTTGAGGTTTAATTTCTGTAATTTGAAAATTTTTTGTTATTAATAAAGAATGATCATCTGTAACTACAACTGATCCACTATATGTATTTACACGAAATAATTTTTTATATGGAGCTAATTTGTGTCGAATTATACATTTTATAGTTGTCCAACCTTTTTCTGTCCAAATTTCTACATTGTTTAAGTAAGCTGTTTCTTTATCAGAAAAAGATAAAATCTTATATTGGTTACCAGGAACTAAATCACCTATAGTTTTAATAAAAATCTTTTTTGAAATTGAATTGCGTAATAATAAAGGCATTTCTCCAATTATACTATCACCATATCTAACTATAGGCTGACACGTTATATTTTTAATAGTCAATATAAATTTTTCTAATGATGAGATAATTTTTTCATTTTGTCGATCTTTAATTTCTAAATCATATAATTTATTAATATTCTCTTTATCATTATGTTCATAATAATATTTTAGTGTATTAATAATACATGGTAATATTTCTTCATCGTACTTTTTGGCCAAAATTAACATTTCTCTACCTGTAGAGGTTGTGCAGGCAGCTATATCTCTTTTTTGAATAGGAGATGTAGCTGCTCCTAATTGACCGTATAAAGAATTTGCTGTTATTTTAATCGCATTCTGTTTAGCATCTAAAATTTTATATTTAAAAGGATCTTTTTCAGTTTTCATTATTTGTTTAATTATTTTACGTTCTTTTAATAAATTATTAAGAATAGTTGGAATAACTCCTAATTTATTATTTATTTGAGCAAATTTACGATATTGAACGGATCCATCCGAATCTTTAAAATTTGCTTGATAATATTTTACATTTGGTAAATTATCATACATTGGATCTTCTACAATTGTTTCATGACTCATATTTTTATGCATAATAGAAGATGGATATAAACTCATATAATCTTTTGTAGCTAAAGCTTCATATTCAACTCGTGGAATTGGATCAAATACCAATGCTCCCACAAAACTACTCGAATCCATTTCTATTTCTTCACGTTTTTTGGATTGACATTTTGGACATGTCCAACTATTATCATATTCATTTTCACAAGTTAAACATCGATATGATTTTTTTAATTTAATAACAGGAAAAATATACTTTTGTTTTCGATATTCTCTCAAACATAATGAAAATAATTTAATTCCTTGACCTCGTGTAAATAGAAATGATAAAGGTACATAACATACATTTGCCATTTCTATATTTTTTGTAATAATTTCTAATTTATTTATCAATAGATTAACTAATTTACAATCTTTAATACAATATTTAGCAATAATACTTCTATCTTCAGGAGATCCTTTATATAATCTAAATATATCTTTTGGTCCAATATCATCTTTGGCTTGAGACCAATTTAACTTTATTTTTAAAGATTTAATATCTAAATAAGATTTATTTTCTAATAAAATTTGTTTTACATCATTTTTTAGTGATACTTTATTTAAAATTTCAGAAATTAAATTATTTTTTTTATTATTTTTTATAATAATTTTTTTATTATAGCTATCAATATTTACTATTAAATATTTATTTCCAATTTCATCAGAAATAAATCCTTTAACTACTTCAATATGAATAAAATCTCCTATACATATATCTTGAATATTATCACAAGTTAACTCTAAATAATAATTATCAATAGATGATTGAGGTATTATTTGAATAGATAAAATATCACCTCTGATAAATTTAGATGATACAAAATCTAATTTATAGGATGGTAGACTAAAAGTTTTTTGAATATCTTTCATTAGATCTATATGAATTCTTCCTGGAGTTTGCCAGAATTTTAAAAGATTATCTCCTAAAGCTGAAGACGATAATTTTATTTCTGTAAAGTTACATTTAAAATATTTTAATTTAGACATAAATGAGATATCTATTTTTAATATATCTTTACATCTATCAAAAATATATTTTTCATCAAAAAAGAAAATATTATATCCTGTTATAATATCACAATCACTATTTATTAATTCTGTTATAAATCCATAAATAAGTTCTGTTTCAGTTTCATAGCTTTCTACTATAATATTATCTAATGGGCTTGTATTTTTTAGACAAGCTATATATTGTCTATAAGGTGTTGATTCACCTAAGTATGTATATGTTGCACCAATTTGAATAATAGCATCACCTGATCGTTTAGCTTGAGGAAATTCACCATCTATAGAATTACATTCAATATCAAATGCACATATACGTAAAGGTGCATTATAATCTTTTTTTTGAGGAATTAAATTTGTCCAATCTATACTAATCTCTATATTACAACGGGATATTTTATCATCTTCATGGATCAAATTATAATTCAATACTTCAACCCAACCACATCCATTAATATTTTTAATATGAAAACATCGTAACATTGATAAAAGATTAGCCTCATATAATTTAAATTTATATTTATTATTTTCGATTGTAACTTCATTATTATCAAAAAAATATTTATATTTTTGTAAACCATCAACATTATTAAAAACTAATCTTGCAAAATAATATTCTTTATCATTTGTAAATCCTTCTGCTTTTTTAAATTTATGTAATTCTAGTCTTATCAATGAATTTTTATATTTATAAAAAATTTTTTTATTCTCTTTACTTTTTAAAAAAGCTTCTAAATCCATTAATAATGTTTCATTATATAATTTAGTTTTAGTTTGAAATTTATTAGGTAGTAAAATATAAAAATATGGTGTAAAATTTTTAATTTTACCATATACTGATTTACCATCTAAACATCTTCCAAAAATATGAATTATATACTTTCCTGGATTAATTGTATCTTCATCTTCTTCTTCTTCATGATCTTCTAACCAATCGTATATTTGAAATTCCAATTTATCATTTTTTGGCATAATATTCATATTATACTATAAACAAAAATTATCTTTATCAATTTTTTATTTAAAAAAATAAACTTTGAATATTACTTTGTGGTAATATTTTTGCATAAGATACAACATTTTTAGTAATATAATATAAAGTTTTATTGTGTTTTTGTTTTTATTTTTTTATTATTAAAAACTTAATAATAGTTCAAATTATTATATCTAATGGATTTATTAAACTATTAATCACTTATTGATATTAAAAAAGTATGCTGATCTTGTTTTTTTTAATGATAATTCTAAATTTTATATAATTTTATATAATTTTATAATTTAATCAGATTTATAACCTCGGCTAGATAGATAATTAAATTGCTTTTGATCAAGACACACACACCCACTGTTTTTACCCCAATTACATGATAAATTTGTTGGAATAAAATTAGAATATTGTTTATCATTTGATAGAGCTATTTCTGGTGGTAATTTCCATTGTGTATATTTACAACAATCACGCGAACATTCATTTAAATCTATCTTAAATTTATCATTTTCATCATCTATATTATTTTGATTAAGTAAGGTAAGCTGTTCCTTGATTTTTTTTTCATAATAATTATCATTCAATGGTAATAATATTAAAAAGAAAATTACAATTAAGATTAGAGTTAAAATTAATGTAATAGTATTACAATCAATAACCATATATAATTATATTTAGATTTTAAATTATTTTTCTCGATTTAATATATGGAAAATAATATAATCAATAAGGTAACATCTAATAATGAAGAAAAACTTGATTATATGAAAAAATTTTTAGATATTAATGGTAAATATAAAATTGATTTTATAAAATTGAATAATAGTAAATTATTAGGATTATTTACTATGGATAATAAGTTATTAATAACAGGTAATTATAATTTTTTTGGTATATATCAAGGAAAACATAATTTATGGATTTGGGCATCTTCTATACCAGGCGTTGATAAACAAGTACTTCATAATATACAAAAAATTAAATTATTTAATTATTTATTTGAACCATATGAGGATGATAAAAGTAATTTTTATTATCAATTATTAACTCAAGATGTTATAATGGTTAAAAATGAAATTCAAATACAATGGATTAATGAATTATTATTGTATCTATCTAACAGTTTATTTTATTTTAATCCTATAAATTCTGATGAGAACATGCAATTTTTAACATTAAATAATATAAAAGAACAATATATTTAATTTATTTATAATTATAAAAATTATTATTTAATATGCTTTAATAAACGTTTTTTTTCTTTAGATTCTAAGACATTAAATTCAGTAGTCTTATCAATTTTTAAACACAATTCTATTTCTTTAATACCAATATTTTTGTTATATTTATTTAATATATTAATCAAAATATAATCGTTGTGTTTTTTAATTAAATGATTACATATTTTATTCAACATTAATATTTCTTGATTTGTTTTATTATTAATCAATTTAGATAAATTCATAATATTTTTTTTATTTATATTTTTCAGAGATGTTTTATTTAAATCAGAACTAAATTTAATATCATCGTATAATAAATCATGTGAATTATTTTTATTAATCCAAAAAGATGTATTAATACATGTATAAAATCCATGAATATTTTGTAAATACCAATTTTGATCAGTATAAATACTAGTTTCGACATTGTCACCCTTTGAAATTGAGTCTGATACTTTGATCATAATATTCATTATTTCATCAAATGGTAAAGAAGTTTGTTTTAAAATTTTTTTGAAATAATTTTCATGTATCATAAGAGGTAATAATACTTTTTCATTTTCATATAATTTTATAAGCGTTTCATAGTCTAAATAATTATTTAATACCTTTTCTGTTGATTCAAATAAACCTATATCAATATTTTTTTCTCGAGATTTTTCAATGAAACTGTTAATATCAGTTTCATATAATATATTATTATCTTTTAAATGAAAAGATAATTCTTGTAATAAATTAATTAATCTTCGAATATCAAATTGCGAAAATTGAATAATTTTATTTATTAAACTATCATAATTTTCTAATTTAATACCTTCTTTATTATATATGTCAATGATTAATGGTTTTAATTCATCATAAGATGGTCTAGTAAAAATAATTTCAGTACATCCTTTTTTTAAATCATATAATAATTTAGAATGACGATTATTAGATATAAAAATTAATGGAAAATTTTTCGATTTATTATTTTCTTTATAAATATCTAAAATATATTTTTTTTCATTTGTTAAAGTTATATTTTCTGTTTCATCAAAGATTAAAGCTATTTTATTAAAATTATTTTTATTAAATGATATTTTAGAATAAATGGAGTTTGAAAAATTATGATAATCATTAAAGTCGTCGTATAATCTATGATCTTTGATTTCATTAGGATTAATAATTCTAACATTATATCCATTTTCTTCTAAAACTAATTTAATAATTAAAGTTTTTCCTATACCTTGATAACCAGAAATAATTACAGTTAACTTTTTACTAATATTAATATTATTTAACCAATTTAAAAATTGGTCAATTTGTATTTTATTTCCAACAATTTGTGATATTTGAGTAGGCCTATATTTATTAATCCATAGATCATTTTCCATATAAACTATTATTTTATAAATAATAACACCGTTTAAATATATATTTTATCGAAAAATATCTAAATTCATAATAATATGACGTTTAATAAATTATATATCTATTGAAAATATTATAATATTTTCTACCAGAAATATCTAAAATTTATTTTTTATAGATTTAAGAAAAAATAAATTTTAAAAATATTTTCTAATTCATTATATATAGATATGAGTAATTATGATAGTAATAAATATGAAAAAAAATATGAAAAAGATGTTCATATTGATAATGAAGTTAAAAAATTATTTAAAAAAAATAATGGTATAATTACAACAGCTGATTTTATGAAATTACGGCATAAATATGATGATGCCGAACTAGTTGAAAATATTCAAAGATTATATTTAGAAAAATATAATTTAATTAGTAAAAAAGCAAAAAAATTTGCTAAACTTGTTCGAGAAAAATATGGCGATCAACAATATCCTTTTCATCAACTATTATCAAAAACAAAACTATTTGCTGCTAAATATAAAATGTCTCCTGAAGAATATGCTGAATTTCAACGTATTTATGAACAAGAACTTGTTGGATTAAAAAGTCCAGATGTATTAGCAGTTACAACTAATATGATGAAACTATTAGGATCAGTTAATATTGATTTTCAGGGTTTTGCTACTAAATTAAATGACACAGATTATAAATATTTACAAGAAATTCTTAAATTATATAGTGTATCTAGACCTTTACATGCTCAAGTTCTATTACAATCTGTTCAATATAGAGATTGTGATTTTGAAGCTCTAACTGGAGAATTTAGAAAAGA